GGCATCAGTAACTCTTTCTCTAACTTTCATACCTAAAGACTCTATGTATGAAATTAGATTTTTTCTATACTCTTCTTTATTACTTTCAACTAGCTCTATCTTTTCTAGCAACTCAGCCCTGTTAGGTTTGTCTTTTATAGATTCTTTATATGCTGCTATACTTTGCTCAATAGACTCCATTACACGACCCTTCTCAAGCTCGTTTGGATTGTATTCATTTAAAGATTTGCTAGGCCCTCCGTCTAATATAAATCTAAATAAAAGATGATCAGTAACCTCTTCTATTTGTTGTGCAGTAAAAGCAGCAAGAGATACCATGTTTAAGTAATCTTTTGTTATGCCATCAGCTTCTGTGTAATACCACATTCCATTAGCTAAATTTTTCTTCAAGACTGGCTCTCCATTTTTTGGGTCTACTAAACCTATGTTTTCAAGACCATCAGGGTAGCCCTCTTTAAAAGCTTTTTCCCAGTCTCCAAACCTTTCTTTAAAAGTTGGACCTGTTACTTCTGCGTATGCAGTTTCAGCTAATTGAAGGTCTTTAAATACATCTGCTAATTGTTCGTGCAATTCGGATTTTTTCCCATTTGCCGGGTTTTTAACGCTACAGTATTTCATTATATATTAAGTTTTAAAAATCTATTTTCATTTGCCCTCCTCCTGGAGTACATTCTATATTTTTCTTTTCATCTTTAGGTTTAACATCATCATCAGTTACTTCTTCAGTATTTCTAGGTCTTCTTCTAGAAGCACCGGTATCTACTATTAATGAACTAGAATTAGATTGCTTTCTTACTTTTCTATTATTTGTTAAAGGTAAGTCTTTACTGTCTTTCTTACTAATTTTGGTATCATCAGCTTTTGGGGTTATTCTAGACAACTCTTCTGCTTTTAATCTAGCTTCTGCAGCTGTGTCAAATTTGTATACAGTAGGATTGCTATCATCAACAGCTTTTCCAGATGTTACTTTTTGGCTATTGTCAGAGATGTTTGCTTCACTAGTGCTTTCAGACCATGGAAAAGTTGTAACTTTAGTACCGTCTATAGTTATTTTATATTCAGGATGGTTCTCATAATACGCACCACTTTTGTCATTTTCTGAAAAAGGATATACAAACCCTATTTCTTTTAACCTTTCTATAGTAGTTGTAGAGGTTTCATTAGCTGGAGATGTCTCTTCTACCATTAAAGGAGATATAAGCTTATCATACTTATTGTATATCTTTTCAAACTTAGCTATGTACTTTTTATTTTTTATTTTAGTCTTGTCTACTTTTCCATTTGTAAGATACTTTTCAGCGTTAGGAATAGCGTCAAGTAACTCATTTTGTTCTTGATCCCTTAACTCTTTTATCTTAGCCTCATTTGTTTCAACCTCACTAGTTTGTGTTGTTGGTGCCTTGTTTGCATCATACTGAAGCTTAGCTGCATACTCTTCTGCCTCATCCTTACTAAGGGATCCTTGGCCATCAGTGATTAAACCATCCTCAGTAAGTTCCATGACATCATAACCCATTTCTTCATTACCCATTACATCAAAGATTTTCTTTGTAATTGTTTGCTTTTCAGATGGAGCTGGCGTTACAGGTGCAGGAGCATATTCCTTTTTTATCTCTTGTACTTTCTGAACATATCTCTCTCTAGCTTGTCTCTTCTTTTCTGCAACCTCATCTTTGCTTACTATGTTTGCTTCTTCAGAAGTATCTATGTCATCTAATCTTTCTATTTCAAAATCTAGTTGATCTTTAGCATCTTTTAATGACGTTTCTTTTTCTGTCATTTCAGAAGCTATCTCTTTTTCTTTAGCTTCAGTTACAACTTTTTTTGCTTTTTCTTTTTTGTCATTAAAGTCTTTAAATAAATCGTCTTTAATCTTGTTAAGCTCTTTAAGAGTTTCTTTGTCAGTCACTTCCTTCATTCCCTGAAGTTGCACAAACTTACCGTCAAGATACAGAATACCTTTAAACTTCTTTTTAATAGCAGCATTTACTTCAAATGGTGCTGGCTCAGTCTTTTCTTTAACATTTGTAGAAGGATCACTAGGTAAGCTGTTAGATGAATCAACAACAGTTTTAGTAACTGATTCTTTATTTTGAACAACTTCTGCTGGCTTATCTGACGCTACTGGTGCAAGAGGTGCCATGTATATCTGAACTCTTCTGGCTACTTTTCCTGTACCTTCTTCAGGCTGACTTGATTGAAATTCATCTTGGCCAACAACAACATTAGTATTTATAATACCATTGTCCATCATAAAATCTCTATATCCAGGATAGTTTTCAGTGTCATTCCACATCTTAATACTAAACTGTCTTCTTTTAACTTCTGTTAAAAACGTAACTAACTCTTCTCTTCTTCCTAATGCACTCTCTGCTGAAATACTGTTACCCATTTCTCCAAAGTGCAATTCACCAGACTTCATAAACAATTGAGACTTAGATCCCTGAGTGCTTTCATTAACAAATACAAAAGCATTTATTATGTCAGTCAAAGTTGGATCGCTTGAAACACCACCAAGCATTTCTATTTCAGGTCCCATTTCTAATTTAATCCTATCTTGTAAGTCTTGGTCAAGGAATGATAGTGGATCAGTAAGTGAGTATTTGGTTTTCTCTCCTATTTTTCCAGGAACACTAACATCCAAAAGCAAGTCAGCCAATACCTCTGATTGATCTTTAGTATTGTATTTTAAGTTTAGACGTACAGGAAAAGGAGTTCCATCAGCTTTCTTTAATACAAGAAATAAACCACCTTTGTATGGGACTTTCTGGCCTTCTGAATTGTTTCCAGCAACAAGTTTTATTTTTCTAAACTCATTAGCAAGAGTACTCTTACTTTCATCTATTTCATTTAACGCTCCATCTATATCAGAAAATAATATTCTAGGAGGATTACCTTTTTTCTGTTCTGCCTTAACCTGCTTAAGATCTTTTATGTTATTCTCTGCCTTAACTCCTTTTACACTAGGCTGTATTTGTAACTCACCTCCACCAGTGTGCTTAATAGTTGTTTCTGCTTTACCTTCATTGGCAAGCATTGCATCAATTATGTGCTTTCTTTCTGCTGCGTAGTTTTCTTGATACTTTCTTAATTTTTCTGCATATCTTTTTGGGCCATCTTGTTTTGTCTTACGTGGATAAGAAGGCATAACCGTATATATACTTCCTCCAACCTCTCCTACATTAGCTGCAATTGGTAAGTTGTCATATACATTTTGTGGTACTGTAATTTTTTCTCCTTTTTTTGCTCTCTCTAAAAGATCATTATAAGTATTGTATGCTCTACCTGCTGGAGTCTTTCTGTTTTGATAAGCTCTATGAAACCCTCTTCTAGTATGAGAAGCATAGGTAATTACTGTGCCTATCTTGTCAAACCCATTGTGAATCCATTCTCTATATGGGCCACTAGTGTTTTCATTGTCATCTAAAGGAGATACAGTTTTTCCATTACCTGTTAACACTTCAGTGTGCTCTTCAGCTTTATCTTGTAATTCTTCTTCAATTAAAGCTTCTTCAAAAAAGAATGTATCTTCAACTGCTTCATCTACAGGTGTAGTTACAGTTTCTCCAACTGAATTAAGTTTTGCATTTTCTGCAGCAGCTTTAGCCAAAAGCTCAGTTTTTATTTTTTCTTCCTCAATTGCCTGGTTGTCTTTTAATTCTTTCTCTTTAAGCTCTGCTATTTTTTCTTTTATAGCTTCATCTATTTTTTTCTTGTCTTCAGCATTTTCATACCCTTGTACTTGACCAGATTCAATACCAGCTTGATAGTTTTCTAAAGCTGATATATCGGTTGCTTCTTTAATTCCTCTTATACCATCTTTTACAACCTTTTGTTTTTGAAAGGCTTTGTCATTAAGTCTTTTTAAACTGTTTTGATTTTCAGTAATAGCATCATTTAACTGAAGCTCTCTTAAATACCCTCCAGCAATTTCTGCCATTAAACCATCATTGTAAACAACTTCTCCTTTTTTGTTTGCTTCTATTTGATCAGCATCTCTATTTGTCTTTCCAGTTTTAGGGTCTATATCTTCTTTTCCTATCTCACTTACTCTATTTTGCATCTTAAGAAGATTAGAGTTGTGTGACTTTATTAAATCCTTTTTGGTTTTTATAGAATCTTCATCTTTACTTTTTGCAAGCCTTTCTTCTGTACGTCCTATAACTTCTTTAGTAGCAGCAATTTTTGCTTCAAGATCTTTTTTCTCACGGAAATTATCCATTGGCTTAAGAAAAGAATCAAACTGAATATCATCTATTCTTTTCTTGTTATCTTTTTTAATCTTCGTAATTTGTTTTCCATACTCTTCATTCTGGAATTCAATACGAGTCATGTCTTGAACAATAGATGGAGCTACATTTTTATTCTTAGCTTTGTTTCTATTCCTGTAATGAATTTCTTTAACTCGTGCAGCAACTTCAAGTGCTCTTTCTGCTCCTGCTTTTGCAACAGCTGGATCCCATTCAAGGTCAGTCTCCTCTTTAAATTTTGCTATTTCTTCAGCAGTCATTTCAGGCTCATTTTTCATAGCCTCCATTGTCATTTCTACATTATCAGTATCAATTCCGTCAAGAACCATGTTTAATATAATGTCATCTTGTGCTGCCTGTATTTCTTCTTCAGTACCAAATTCTTCTGCATTATTTTTCTGAACTTGCAATGCAGCATGAATCTTAGCTCTGTTTTCTAAAGCAGTAGAAAATAATTGACCTGCATTTTCTTCAAATTCCTTTTTACTTTTAGACTTAAATAGCTGGTTTGCTTTTGGTCCAACCATTTGAAATACAGAACCACCTAATCCACCAAATAACATTGATGTCATAGCTTCGTCAGAACTCATTACTTCTCCAAGTTGAGATTTGTATTCTTCTTCAGATATTAATCCAGCATTTAACTCGCTGTTTAATGCAGCTTTAGATGCTATAAAATGTTGGTATCCTTCTTCCCCTGCTTCTGATGCAAATGTTCCTGTAACAGCTCCAGCTTTCTTTAACCATGCAGGTGCTTTTGATGCTGTTGTAAATTTTCTAGCAACTTCCATCTGTCTTGTAACGGGATTAAATACTTTACCAATAGATAAGTACTGTAACATATCTTGTGCAAGCATTGCCCAACCATTTTTGTAATTTTCGGAAGCTGCATTTGCAGCACTTTGTCTTGCTTCACCTTCTGTAAAGTATGCTCCTGTTTTTGGATTAACTTGTTTTAATCTTTCTTCATAAATTTCTTCAAATGTACCTGAAGCTTCCATGCTGTTTTCTATATGTCTAGAAACAACAGCTTCACTAATACCACTAGTCATCCATTCAGCTTGAACGCCCATTTTAGTAGCTACATCAAAAGCTTCTTCAGAAAGTTCTCTACCAATCTTTTTGGCTCCTCTAGCCATTCCTTTACCAATAAGCTTACTTGCTCCTCTACCAAGCATACCTAACCCCTTAGCTGCAGCCATAGAAGGCAACATCATAGACAAAGTAGATGCAACAGATACAGAGTTTTTAAACCAGTATCCAGAATCAAATAGATCCATCTCTCCTGGAGATCTTTCATGTATCTGAGTAAGATCTTGAGTTTTTTCTCTTATTCCTTTTCCTATATTTGAAAACCAGTTAGTGTATTCTTTTTCTGAACCATTAGCCAAGTTGGCCATACCTTGCCAGTCTAATAAATAACCAACTCCTTCTATAGTACCACCAATTATCTCTCCAACAACTGCTTGGGTTACCGCATTAGCAAGCTGGTCTTGCCAAGGCTGAAGAGTAGATCTTCTGCCCTGTAGTCCTGCAGTACCTGCGGTTCCTTGAACTTCTTCTATAGTAGCTCCTTCATCCCATTGAGAATCTCCAAATCCAGTATCACCTACGTCAATGTTTTCTCTCCATTGAGCACCCTTTTTTTGTATTCCGTAATTTGATAACTCTTGATACTCTTCATCACTAATTAAATCGTCACGTGGGTCCTCAACAATCTCAAGACTGCTATCTAGCAATTCATCTATACCAATTAAGTTTTCTTCAAGCATACTAATTTGATTTCTATTATTATTTACTAGTTTTTGCTAGCTAAAGTTTTTGATGTTTTGCCATGAGCATTTGTGTCATACATAGTTGTAATTTCGTCAGTAGCCCACTGCATTTCTTGATCGTAGTTTCTTTTTAATACATGAGGAACTTTGGGAAAGCCTTGATCATCTACAGCAACTTGTGCGTTAAATTTTGGAAGATATTGAAATTTCATATCAGATATTTCTTTTTCAGTATATTCACCTGTAGTTCTTACAGTATAAGCGTCAAAACTTTTTGTATTAGGATTAAGGTCAGTAATAATATGATCATATCTAATTTTTCCACTTGGAGCCCTTCTTTTGTAAGTTGTAAAAGGCTTAGTTTCTTGTATTGCTTTATTCATCCAACTTACTGGCTCAAGAACAGCTTTTGATTCTCCTCCATTTTGTACATAAAGTATAAAACTAGACCCATCTTTGTGTTTAAATTGCATAGCATGTGCTCCTGGCATATCAACATGTCCTGGAGCAAAACCAAGATGAGCACCTGTTTTCCCTACCTGAGCTGTAAACTCCTCTTCAGACATACCTAATTGCTTAGCTATAACATCAGCACCTCCCGATGGGAATCCAGCTATTTTTAAAGTAGAACTAGCAAATGTTCCAGGAGCATCTTCTGTTCCTTTTATCATGTCTTGTTGACCATAATACAAGTTACTTGGATTTAAAGGAGCTATAGCTGTAGTGTAAGAAGCCTCTGCTTTTTCAGCACCTTGAGTGTATATATCATATATCTCTTGATCTGTATATGGACTTGCTTCAACTGCTGGAGTGTACGTTCTACTTCCTGGACTTCCTACTGCTGGTCTTGCTGATGCAGGATTATTTCCTTTAATAGTTGTATAGCTTTCTCTTATCTTGTCAATAGTTTCTTTTAGTCTTAAGCGATCTTTTTCAATTTGATCTGCAGATTTGTTGTTATTATCAAAAGCCATTCTTTGATAAGTCTTTTCTTTTGTACTCATATTACTTTTACGTAATATTTCTTCAAAATTTGCTCTTTTTTTCACTAATGCTTCTTCATATCCTTCATCGTATGAAGCCATTACTGGAATAACATTTCCATCTTTAAAATACTTAGATGGCTTTCCTGCTACATCTAAATTAAAAGTATCCTCATTAGCCCACAATCCTCTTCCTTGGTACAATGTTTTAGTGTCCCACTTTTCTCTTAAATCTCCAGTTGGAGTTCCTTGTCCGTAAACTGCAGAATTTGCTGGAAGAGGAGTAAATGTTTCTTTATAAACATCCACATTTCCTACTTCTCCTGCAGATTGTGAAGCTGTAATAAGCATCTGTTCTGAGTTTCCTATTCCTAGAGAGTCTACTTCTGATAAATAATCTGCTACTCCTTGATCATTTTTTAATGCATTATAAACAATCCTTTGCATATCAGCAGGCTCTAATTGTCTTGTTTCATAACTACCTCTTGAGTATATTCCAGTTTCCGGATCATAACTCATACCTAGAGCACTTGCTCTTTCTACTGGAGTCATTTGTGCTACAATCTTTCTTCCTTTATCCATAAGATCTACTTCTGCCGTACCTATGTATTCTTCATATTCTCCTCCTGCCTCTACACCTGTATAGTTGTCTTGTGCTCTTTGCAAACCTGCTCTTTTTTGAGCATCACTTAAATCTTTACGATTCATAATGTTTTGCTTATTAGCTTGAAACTCATTATAAGCAGCATTAGCTTTTCCTGTTTTACCACTTGCACTAAACTCTCTATTCTTTCTAGTGCGTAATCCCTTAACTTTATTCATAAAGCCTCTGTCTACACCTTGCTCCATCATTTGATCAGAAAGACTAGTAGCCTCATCTTTCAATGCACCAACTTGTCCTTGAACATAATCTTTATCTGATGCTAATGCATTTTCTTCTAGCAATTGAAGATCATCAAAATACAATTGAGATGCGTCTTCTTGAGCTTGCTTTGCTAATGGAATTGCCATTATCTCGTCTAGTGATAATGGTTTAAATCCTGATGTAACTTCTTCGTATGTACGTCCAGCCATGATTGTTTTTATTATGGTTTTATATGTTTACCTCTTGAGTTGTAGCTAAGTCCCATTAACTCAGGGTATCTTTTAAATAATTCTTCTTGACCTATTCCTCCTAAATCTGCTCCTATTTGAGCAAGAAGTTTAGATCTGTTTTTATCGTATGCTGCATCCTGTTCTAATTGAAATTCAGTTTGCATATTAGATTGCTGTAGATTAGCTTTATCTGTATCTCTATTAAACGTTTGACCAGCTCTATTCTCTGCTCTATTCATTTCTGTTGCCTGCATGTTTGCAGCTGACAGTCCTTTCTGTGATTGCAACTGACTAGCTAACAAGTTAGCTCTAGCTGCAGCTCCAGAACCACCAGAGGAACCAAGTATTGCATCTCTTTGATTTATTGCACCTTGTTGAACAGCGTTCTGTAATCCTCTTTCATCAACTAATTGTTCGTTGTATCTATTTCCTAATCTATCCATTCCTACTTGCGTAGGCTTTTTTAAATCTGCTAGTTTAAAAGCACTCATTAATGTTGGAGCATACCTTAAAGCTTCTGCCGGGTTAAATTTAGTCTTTTTTTCTCTATCTGATTTCTTTTTATCTTTTAAATGTTGTGCATATTCTTTAGCAATAGTTTCTTGATCTTTTTGAAACAGCTCGTTAGGTGTTTCCATAACATTATTAAGACTATCTGATATTCCGTAAGAGTCTAATTTAGAAGGAGAATTTGCTATAGTAGGCATTTCAGGTGTATTAAAACCCATTGTAGATATTCCATCTGAATCAGGAATAGCATAAGGTGCATCAATCATTGGCCTTTGTTGTTCAGAATGTGGATGAGGAGTAGCATTGTGAACTGGCCCTCCATCATCATACATATTAGCTAGCATGCTTCCACCACTCTTGTACATCTTTCCTCCAGACATATATTTTTTACCTCCGTACATGTACTTCATACCTCCGTATGTCATCATGTTTGGATCTTGTGGCATAGCTTGTGGCATAGCTTCTTGTCCCATAGGTTGCTGAGGCATTTGACCTGGGCCTCCTTGCATTGCAGCCATTGCAGCAAGTTCTTCTGCACCACCTTGACCACCATGCTCTGCTCCTGGCATCATACTGCCATCAGGCATTTGATGTTGAGCTGCTCCTTCTGCTGGTGCTCCTTCTGGTTGAGATGCTTTTTCTTGTTCAGCTTTTACAAACTCTTGAGCCTGTTGAAGCCTTCCTTGTAGGTCATTAAGTGTTGCAACAGATTCTGGATCAGACCTGTCCTCAAACTTTTTTGCAATAATAGCACTTGCCTCAGAAAAGGATTTTCCTTTTACATATTTAGGTAAGTTAAATTTTGACATTATATCCATAATCTTTTTTTTAAAGTATTTTTAATTTTATATTCCACCACCATCTGATATGGCTCCTACATCTGTAATCAAGTTTGCGTGAGCTGTAGCTGCTGCTCCACCCAAAGTATATTGTGATCCACCAAAGTCTAGAGTACCATTGTAAGCCAATGGAATCTGTGCAGCCCAACCAATTAAGGTTGCATCATAGTTAGCTGTTGACATTCCTGAAGAATTAGTCATAAAGGAAGTAAAATTACTAACTTGATTTATATCCCATCCTGAAAGATCTTGATCAAATAAATCACAATCATACACCATGTCTTTCATATTGGTAGCAGAACTTACATCCCATCCAGCTATATCAATATTTGGGTTAATCTTATTGTTCTGGAATGCAGCCTCAAAATTTTGTACAAGACCTGTGTTCCAAGTATTTAATCCTATCATTGAAGTACAAAAATCTAATGTTTCAAAAATACTATCTATGTTTGTTACGAGACTCATATCCCAATTAGAGACATCCAACGTTGAAATCAATCTATTATTTTTAAACATTTGATTTCCATTTACCAGAGATGTAAATCTCCAGTTACTAAGATCAAAGTTATTTCCTCCTCCTGAAGGGAACCCGTCATTTTGCGTAGTGCCACCAAACATAAATTCAGCATTTACAACAGAAGACACATCTAAATCTTCAAATCCTATTAAGGATGTAGAGGTTACAGATCTAAGGTCATAGAATGCAGCTAGTGTGGTAGTTACATTACTGGTATCCCATCCAGTTAAATCTAATGAAACTAGACTCTGCATTTGAGCAAATGTCCAAGTCATGTCAGTAGCGTTAGTTGTATTCCAGCCTGATAAATCAAGAGCCGTTAATACTGTGCACCCACTAAAAGTATATTGAAAACTCGTAACTCCTGTGACAGCCCATAGTGAAGTGTCAAGTGTAGTTAAGCTAGAGCAATTGGTGAACATATAGTTCATGCTTGTAGTGAGCCCAGTAAATCTAAAGTCTTCATGACCTGTTATTGTTTCGAGGTTACTAGCATTAGAAAACATGCTTGAAACTGCAACAGTATTAGTAAAGTCCCAACCTGTCATATCAGTTGATACAAGATTTGTACAACCAGAATACATACCTGATGTATTTGATGGAGTACAAACTGAAGCACTTAAATCAATAGATACTAACTGTGAAGCGTTTGAAAATAAAAAAGCCATAATAATTGAACCACCATTTTTCCATCCTGATACATCTAGTGTAGTTAAGGAAGAACAGTTGCGAAACATCTGTGACATATTCGTCATACTTGATAAATCCAAATTAGACATATTTATTGACGTCAAACTTGTACACCTATTGAAAACCTGTGTTGCAGTTACAACACTACTTGTATCCCATGCACTTGCGTTTATGGCAGCTAAAGAACTACAGTCATCAAATAGTGTGCTTATATCTGTTGCGTTACTATTAATTAATGTTTCAATACCTGTCACTGTTGTTAGGGAATTACAACCTTGAAAAGCACTAATAAAGTTAGTTATAACATTTGAACTCCAGTTTGTAAGATTAATTGAAACTAAACTACTATTAAAAAACATATCACTTATATTAGTAAGACTTGATACGTCCCAGCTTGATAGGTTTAGTGATGTTGCATTTAAAACTGAAAACATAGATGTTGCATCTACAACGTTAGATGTAGTAGAACCCCAGTTGTTTATATCATTTATATTGGTTATAGAACAATCATTAAAGCAGGAATTCATGTATAGTACATTTGAAACATTCCAGTAACCAATACTAGGTATGGTTGTTAAGCTAGCGCAGTTACTAAATGTATCTGCAAGACTATCTCCTGAGATGCTGGGCGTGTCTGTAGCTGTAATTGTCATGTTAACACATTGAGAAAAGGCACCTGGTTCAGTAATATCAAATTGTCCCCAATTTGAAACGTCACCTATAAGGGTAGAGTATAAGCTAGTACCTGGAGTAACCGGAACTCCTAAATTTGCATCTTCATATATAAAGAAGTCTGCACCAGTCAATAGGGCGGCTATAGTATTGTCAACCCCACTCATCATCCCCTGAACTGAAAATGTACCTAATGTTGCTTCTTGTGTAAGCGTGATATAAGTACTACATAGTACACCATCATCAGTTGATCCATTAGTAGAAATTATACCAGCGGTATTTGGTGTAACGTTGTATAAATCATTACCCAAAGAATCAGTTAACACTCCATTCAAAGAATTATAACCAGTACCTATTGTTGATTCAAGACCAGTCCAAGAGGTAAATCCTCCTCCAAATAAATTACCCGGATCAATTAATACTCCTTCATAGGGAGCAACATAATCAGAACCATTCCAGTTCCAACGTCCAGAACCAGCAGAAGCACCCGTTACTCTAGGTGCAAAACTTATCCAATAATTTCCTGCCGGTAAAGTTATTGGAGTTCCACCATTTGCAGCAGTTATATCAACTTCGAAGTCAGTACTAGTGCCGTCATCAAGTGTAAGTGTTAATCCAGAACCTATTTGTACATCTTCAAATGAAACAGGAGCTGGATCATTATCTCCTGCTGCCTTATACTCTCCAAATGACCATCCATTCAATTCGCCAGTAACGACTACATTGTATGTGTCTGCCACGGCATATTCATGAATTGCATTAGGATCATCGTATGATGTGATTGTGTTTATAGTACCATCTCCCCAGTCTACAGTTGCATTAACTGTACTAGTAGATAGTAATGGCATGTGAAATGATTGAGTCGCTTCTGTGGTGACAGCTTCAAAACTAAATAAGTTCTCTTCTCCAAATGCAAGGTTAGTCCCTAAGTAAGCTCTGTTAATACTGGCATCCCCCAGGTATAACTTATTTATGTCCGTAGACTTTAGTTTTAGACTCATAGCTTATGCGTCTGTTATCATATACAAGGTTCCATTTAATGGAGTTCCTGCATTGTACTCTGCCTGAGTGAGTGATACTGCATTAAGTACTGGACTAGATCCCGTAGGTTCTCCTATGGTAGAGTTAGCTACAAAGTTCCCAGCCTTTACCATTGTTCCTGCCACACCGTAATACATATCTCCTGACTCTACGTCTAAGAATGTTGATCCAGTTGGAAGATCTTTAAGCTCTTCCAGTTTTCCGTAAAATTGATTTTGCGTTTGTTTCATCTTAGTTATTATAATTTAAAGTTTTCAATATTAAAAGAATTTTTTTCTTTATTCTTTTTAAATACATTAGTTTTCTTTCCATCTTCACCAGTAAAGTTACCATCCATGTCAATAGAGTTTGAAAATATGTAATCATTCCATTTTGTTTCTCCTTCTTCTACTAAGTTTGGTTTACCATTAGCACCTACACCTTGAGGTATTCCGCCTAAAGAGTTTTGACTATGTGAACCTCCGTTCTCAAACAAAGTAACTAATTCTGATGCTCCTCCTCCTGGTCTTACTTGAGAGTTCATTTCTCCACCACTCATAAATTGATTTTGATTTTGCCCTTGAATATTTTTCATCATCTCATCTTCTTCGTAAGAAGACATTTTTTGCTTTTGGTAGTTCATTCCTATTCCTGAGAATAAGTCTTTGTTAGGGTCTGATGTGAATGCAGCTAGCATTGGATTTGTTTCCCTTATTGGTGCTTGCTGAGTTAGCTTTTCAACTATGTCAGGAGTGAGTCCTGTCGCTTCATTTGCTTTTAAAAATCTATCTTTAGTACTTTGATCTAATCCAGTATTGTTTGTTATGATACTTGGGTCAACTGACTGGTTCATGTTTCCATAATAGCTAGAGTAATCATTATCAAGTATAGCTTGCTTTTTTGCGTCCATCTTATCATAATTCTGTCCAGGATTAACTACAGAAAATCTCGCATCTTTTGCATTACCAAAACCAGAAAAGTCATGGCCTCTATCTTTCATTACTTGAAGAGTTAACAATGTACTGTCATAGAAGTTGTCAGATAACCCGCTATTACTTAAGCCTAGCTGATTAGAAGCTTTGGTTATTTCATCTTCTGTTTTGCTGTTACCACCATAGTTAGCACTAGTTAATTGTAATACACCAGTACCTCCAGCAATGTCTGCGTGATCTGTATCACCATAATACATAACAGATATTCTTTCTGGTTTGCTAAGTTTGTTATAGGCAGCTTTACCTTTACCCCATTTATCTAAGTTCTTGTTAGCACTGTATAAGTCACCATCTCCTAACTCTTTAATTCTATCAAATGAATAAGCCTTTTCTCTTAGATCTCTAAATCCAGTTTCAATTTCTATATTACTTAGTATAGTATTGATAGTTCCTTGATCAACATTTTCACCATATATTTGCTTGATTGCTTTTATTGAGTCCTGTATAGCTTTCTCTTGTTGTTCAGTATATGCTGGTTTTGGTTTTTTGTCTTCAAGAGTCTTAGTTCCAGTATTAGTAAGAGGATCTAATGGCCCACCTTCTTCCTTGCTGTTTATCTTTCTTTCTTGAGCTAACATTTGTTCAGTAGGTTTCTTTCCAGATCCTTTATTATCTCTTATGTTATCCCATAGCCCTCTTTTAGAATAAGAACCATCAGCTCTTTTTAACATACCACCTTTAGCATAACTATTACTTGCTTGGTTATGCATGTTTGCTTCGTATTGAAACGCAGCCTCAGCTGCATCATCTTTTTGTTTTCCTTGTCCAACAAATCCTGCTACTGCTCCAACTCCACCTCCTATTGCTGCACCCCATGGCCCAAATGCTGCACCTGCTGCTGCACCCTTTAACATACCTGCTGCTGCTGCTGCTCCTTGAGAAGGAACATCTGGTGGAGGGGTTGATCCATCTCTACTAATACCTGTGGCTCCAAACGCCATATTACCTAATTCCATTGCAGTTCCTGCAGCTGCTACATAAGCACCAGCACCAGGGCCTGATGCATCTTCTGCTGCATCATCTGCACCTGTGGGACCTCCCATTACAAGTTTATTATAACCTCCAAACTGAAGAGGATTTGACATTGGATCCATAGCTTGCACTGGATTCATACCTTGCATTGGTGGCAAATCTTGTATGGTAATATTTTTCTTCATGAGATTTCTAGAGCTCATGGGTAAATTTTCTATTTTTGGCCTACTTGATTGTGCTGCATCTCTACTACTTCTCCTTCTTGATTGCATAGGTTGATTAGGTAAAGCTTGTGTAGGCTCAGCTATAGGTGTAGCTACAGGTGCACCTTCTATTAAAGCCTCTTCTTCAGGAGGAGTATAAGTGTTATAATTCTTTGTAAACCTATCTGCGTATTGTTGACCTGTTGCATTTAATTCTCCCGGAACTACATAATCAGGATCTCTTAAGTAAGTCTTAACTCCTCCTGCTCCTAAGAAATGAGTTAAAGCTGCAAGCTCTTCTGCAGTATGATTTGTGTTAAATTCTTCTTTTAATTGTTTTGCGTAATCTATTCCATAAGTGTATCCCTTAAGGTTTCCATTAAGAGCCTTGTCCATTATTTCTTCCTGAAGTTCAGGATCATTTATAAACTCTCTTTTAGATACACCCTTCATAGAAGGATCATGCATTATTTCATCATAAAGAAAATGATACTTACCAGCTGCAGATGATAATAGTTCTCCAGTTGTTTTGCTCCTGCCTGCTTCTAGTAATTTACCTCCATTAGATTCTATCATAGAGATGGCATGCTTATAAGCCTTCACGTTAAATGAAGGTTTATTATTTTTTGGATCTTTTTCTAATGCCATAATGCAAATATAAGTTATCTATACTCTGTTGTCAATATTTGGTATCATACAGAATTAATACTGTGTGTAAAATATTGATATGTTATGTAAGGTTAATTTGTTACCATCCGTGTTTTCAAAGACAAACTCAGCAAAGCCCCATGCACTGCGTACTCTATCTCTAGAGCCAGCTTGTCTTGGGAAATTAATCTTCCAGTTTCTAAACCTTTTAAACACATTCTTTCTTAATTGTAAGTCAACTAGTCCTGAATCTTGATAGTCATTATAGACTCTTACTCCAGTTAATCCTTTGTTTGGGATTTCTAATCCTGTAGATTCATCTACAAGTTCCATCTTGTATCCTGCATTGTTAAGTATGATTTCATTTCCTGCTGGTGCAACATGTAATGTAACACTACTAGGATAATGAGTTCCATAAAAGTAATTAGGCTTACCTTTAAAGTGCTCCCATAATGAAACACTATTTGGGTTTGTACTAATTAATACAGATCCTTTGTTTATATACCAAGCAGGAGTGTAATCATAAAAAGAAACAAACTCTGACATCTTTTCGTTAAATCCTAACGTAAAGTTATCTCCTGGTTGTAAGAATGTAAAGTACACATCTGCATTTACAGGATTGTAACCAAGTGAAACACCTGTTCCTAATACAGCATTATCTTTTATTAACTCTTCGTAATTCATTCTTTCTAACATCTCGTAGTGAAGTCCTTTAGAGTCTGTTAACCTACCAATCTTTTGTCCATCAAAAGTCATTATGCCCCGGTTAATTACATCAATAAAATAGAATGCCATCTCTGATGTTACTACTCCAAATTTGTTTAAGCAACCAACAGTTGTTGTTCTATAAGAGTAATCATTAAGAACTCCTCCGGTACCTAACTCTAAAGATAAGCCATCATTTCCTTGTATTTGAACTCTAGGGTTTATAGATATTTGTGCAACAGCAGTATCTTGAAGACAAAATATTTCATCCTTTAAGTTTACGACTGCATTAATTGGTCCGTACTTTCCATCAAGATCCATCACTTCATTTTCTAAAAAGTCTGTCCAACTATCAATGAATTCTCCAGGTATCTTTTCTTTTGAAGCTACTAACCTTGCATCAAACTCTTTAATCTTTTTAAGCTTAGTTCCGGTGTCTACAGATTTTATTAATGTTGGCTGTTGAGAGTATACAGTATTGTAGTTGTTGTACTCTTCCATTCTTGGTTGCCATCTATTGTCCCAATTAATTAAAGATAAGTCATTTCTATTTTTAAGATCAACTGTTGTCTCAAGTCTTACAGAAACTATTTCTGACATTATGTTATAATCTTGACTTTGAATTTCTAAGTCAGCCTTTGTCATTTTTGCAAATTTAAAGACGTTTACAAAAGTATCTCCAGGAGATTCTATTGTAACTGTGTTTTGATCTATCCCTGTATAAGATCCTATTTCTATATAGCTTGACACTCCTTTAGCTTCACTAGACATTCCGCCATAAAACCCTCCAGTATACAACAAGTATTCTGGTCTTACAAATTCAGCAATTAAAACTCCATCATTAGCAATATTATTTGTTACACCTGAAACTGTTTGTGCCTGTTGATGTATTTGTTCAATACTAGGTCTCTGATCTAATTCTAAATCAGCAGCACCTAAAGCAAAAGTAATACACTTTGCACCAATGGTGTTACATCCTTTTATTCTTACATCAGAATCATTGTTTGGTCCATCATCTCCAGTGAAGTTGTCAACCTTCATTGTCTTTAAATTGTTTGAGTATCTTAACTTTGGATTACCATTATACTCTTTAAAGTCTGCACCTTCTTGTGTAATTTCAGGAGATCCATAAACTTCCCACTGTCTATTCTCAAGAGGACCTGAAGCAGGAGCAAAGTCTGACAAAAACTCTCTATATACTTGGTGAGTAGTAGCTGCTGTATCATCGTTAGCTGGGCCAAAGAAACCATAATCATCTAGATTAGTTGCACTTCCTGAAAAAACTTCACTAGAATCAACCCCAGGAGAGTCTATGTTTATTCCATTTCTAAATATAACTTCTGTTGAAGATACTGCACTAATTGGATTTGTCTCTGTTGACCAGCATTCTATCTCTGATTGTCTTTCTAGTCCAACAATATTTAATATATAACTAGCATCAATAACATTATTTCTAAATGAAACTTCTGGGCTAAAATACTGCATCATTCTGCTGTGCTGAAAATTCATTGCTAAATTATCTTCAGTATTATTTGCATAGAATCCTTCTCTAAATGTTCCTTGACCTAATATATTACCACCACCTAAGTTATCTACTACTAATGGTAAGTAATCTTCACATGCATTAAATGGAACTATATTTTGAAACATCCTTGTCATCGAAGGAAGTATGTCTACTTTGTTTGATCCACCTCCATTAACTATTTCTTTCCAATCAGGCTTACTCTGTGGCTTGTCATTAGACAACCAGTTTGCAATCATTGGATTTATCATTCCTTGAGAATGTATTGTCTGATCACTTAGTTTTCTGTCAGCCCTTAATATCTTATACCCAACTGGCTTTTCATCTTCTGATGCAAAATTAGAAGATGTGTTTAGCCATGTATAGAATTCTGGTGTTAGTGTAACTTTTAGTTGACTATATTTTCCAAATAAGTTTGATTCTCCAGGTGCTCTTAAATCCATTATCCAAGAAGGCTCTGAGCTTTGTCCTCTTCTGTTGTAAAACTTAATACCTATCCTGTATAGTTCTCTATCTTTAAAAAACTGGAGTTCATCTATCTGTGACTCTGTAAGATCAGTATTTTGTATTATTTCTACTTCTGTGTAAAGACCTGTAGCACCTAAAGTAATTCCATCGCTTTGATATTTTTGTGCACCATAATCTGCATTAATTGAATCAAGAGATCTTGATAAAAGAAAATTTGATGCATCCTGAGTATTTCCTTGAAGCTCTAAGTTGTCATCAACGTATGGGGAATCTATAACAAAGGCTTGTTGTTGATCATCAAATGAATAGGCCCTTGTATCTAAGTCAATGTCAAATGGCACCTCTTTAATGTTTATAGGAAATAATCTATTGTCTTTAGTTACGATGTGCTGTGGTATAATAGGTGCTGAGCCTAGGAATAAGAAAGCTTCTAATGATATTCCTTCTAAAGAAGAGTTGTCATCAGTAAATGAGAATTCTTCAAAATCATCAATCTCTTTGTCAGCTACAATTTTTACTTCTGGCAACTGGTCAAGAGATGTATACTTTATAGAATATATTTTTACGTGACTAAATTGATTGTCAAGATTAGGAATCTTTATTCTAACAGATCTTCCTAACACTTCGTTCACATCTCCTCCTCCTTCTCCTGGACCTTTATCAATTGATACTAATTCAGACACAGGTGATATAGTTGTTTGAGCACCATTAAGAACATAGAGTCCATAAGCATACTGTATCTTACCTGAAGTATGAGTACCACCAGAAACAATTCCTTCAATTGATGGTTGAGATAAATCAAACGTACCTACTACATCAAGTGCATTAGGGCTAACGTCAATTAGGTTTCTTGAATCTCCATTATCAATACTTTGACGAATATTCATGAATCTTATTTGATGTATGCCATCAACAAAATACACTTTTTCTATAACTGAATTCTCATAGTTATATAATATCTGAACTAGGTTTTGAGTAGATAAGTCTAAGTCACCCATGTACAACAATTCAAGTTCAAATTGACTTCCATTTAAGTTGGTCACTTCCCAAAAACAATCAAACCCATTGTTATCAGTTGATATAATTAACGCTGAGTTCCTAAGTTCTTTTGTACCTATGATTACTTGGGTTCCAGAAGTTAGTCCCTGATACGTTCTCTCTATCTCACACCTTGGAGGTGTAGCACCATCAAGTCCAGTTGATGTAGAGTAAAAAAGTTTTTTAGTTTGATTTGCTGCAAACTGATTTGAAACAACATAATCTATACTAGTAGTTAGTAAGTTTAATTCAGGTATGGGAATAGAAAAAATAAGTTCATTACCTACTTCATTAGTAAGTGCAAAAGAACTTTTTTGATCAGTTGCAATAATACGTATATTCTTTGCATCAAAATACTTATCAATTTGCAAGTCACTTGCGACATCCTTGCTCATTCCTAAGTACTTTCCCTCGTGTTGCTTTATCATATTAGTGTATTCTTGTATACTCTTGAGCACCTAGAAATTCAAATCTTCTTTTGAATTCAGTTCTACTTGGTAGTATTTGGGTTATCATATTTGTTAAAGACTCCATCTCATCTATGCTTGGAAGCTTAAGATTTGCATCAGCTTGAGCAACATTAAAACAATAATCAATCTCAGCTTTGCTTAGCTTTTGATTTGATATCATATCCATATCGTTCATGATGTCAAACCATTTCCATTTAATATAACTTTGCACACATCTTAATAAGATTGCGTTGTCAAGTATTAATGGATAGCACTCCTCATCAGTTGCAATAGCTTTGTATATTACATTGATTACTCCTTTTTCAAAGTTTACATTAACGTACTTACTGTTTAATGTATATGTGCCGTCATCTCTTGATGGTAGTTTATTTCCAACATGAAAGAATTCTTGTGATATATCTTCACTGTGGCTTAATGTTTCCGGGTGGCCATTTCTGTCAGTTCTTACTATTCCTTCAACCTTTACCATGTCAATAGGCTTAAGTGCTCTAAAGTTTTCTACATTGATAGCTTCTCTTCTTGTTACATAAATTGCCGGAGCATCTAGTATTCTAAGAACTTCAATTGCATTATCCACAATAAATTCATAATTAAGATCCTTCATCAAAGGATTTTGAAATAACCTATCAGCAATCATTTTGATGCTAACTAAATTCCCTGTGCTTGCCATATTGTTTAATTTAAGAAAGCATCAATCTTTCCTGCAAATATAGATGCAGACAACTGACGCTTCATAGTTCTATTAAATTGCATCTTGTAGATGCTTTTATTTTTAAAGTTAGCTTTTGACTTTCTGTAATATATTCTAAAAGTGTGACCATCAGTATGCTCGTTAGTATACCTAATCTTTACTTTCCTTTCCTTCGCCTTTGAGTTTTCAGCCCACAACTCTCTTGTTGCTTTCCAATTTACTGGAAGGTTGTTTATAATAATACCATCCTCATCTATCTTAACTTCAGTCTTTACCTTCCTTAGTTCAATCTTTCCTACTCGTTGGGGAAGAATATATTCAGCACCTCTAGTAGAAATTCTATCTCTTATATGAGTATTGAATTCTCGGATTATTGATCCAAACATTGCTCTTGATATGTGTGTTGCTCCAGTCTCTTTTATAAAGTGCTTGTAGTAATCACCGCTACCATAGTCAGTCTTTATCTTATGGTTTCTTTTATCTTCTTCTTTGTCGTTGTGGTCTTCTTGCATATTGTGGAAGTGCTTGCTCCTCTCTGTCATCAGAAGCGTTATTAGTAACATCTGCAGGTACTTGAAGAGACCTAGTTAAATCTTGTACTACCATTTGTACAATTACATCTGACATTGCTGACTCTACAGGATAGTCAGCGTCCCACACCTCTACAGTGTTATCATAAGTACAAGTAAGTTGTCTTGCAATATCTGGTTGCTCAAATACATCAGTTACTTTTATGCTTTTTAAAAACTTAATCTTGTTGTCATTAGACATTAAAAATAACTTTCCATTATAATCAACTGCACAGTATATTAAATGTTGCGTAAATTTATTAGAGAATAAGAATGGAACCCTTTCTATTGGCACAATGTTTATTGCTATTTCTCCTCCATCTTCTTTCCTTACTATTAATGGACCTTCTTTACCTTTAATCTTAATAGACCTAGGTAGTTCCAGTTTAGTAGAGAGTACCTTTCCAGCACAAGAATACCCACTAACATTGTTAACGAGTTCTAAATCTAGGCAAAGCTCTTGCTTAATTTCAATTGGCATGTGCCAAGCATTCTTTGCATATTGCTGCTTTAACAACATTGCTCTCTTTGTATCAATAAGTGAGCTAACTAATTCTTCAGTAACATGTGTGTCGTCACTGTTGATGTTTAGCTTTTCAAATATTGTATATATAAGCTCTCTTTTAACCATTTGTTATTTATTAGTAACGTATTCCTCCGAACCAAAATCTTCCGTCAGGATTTACATTAATTTGTGTTATGTTTGAATTACCTTTATGGTCAATCATGTTAATAGCAAAACCATTAGCCCATTGAGCCTTCATTGGTCTCGTGGCATAATTAAAGGCTGAGGTCGTAAAGTCTGCACACGCACCAATATTAAAGGCGGCCATCCTTCCTTCACGGTAGTTCTGGATTCTATGAGTATGTACATAAGCACAAGATGTTCTTAGTTTGTCTAGGTGAGCCTTAGCATTATGTATGCTAAAGTAAATTCCGTGAAAAATCTCAAAATCATTACCAAGTGTAAAGTAATCTTGTGACCATTTGTTTTTAACATGGTAACCTCTTTCTACTAAATCCATACCTTCTCTAGGAGCAGTTAATGGTGTTTTAGCATTATCCATATTAGACATCCATCTATTATGTCTGTCTTCATGGTTACCATATAAATATGTTTTCCATACATTTGGACTCATTGCTTGAGCAAACATATCTAGCTCATCATTACAAGCTGCATACTCATCGTCAAGAGTTAATCCAGGCACCGCAGTGAACCTTCCTTTGTCATGTGATGACAAAGTATTAATGTCTGCAAAATCACCCATTAGATGAAAGCCTACGATCTTATCTGAATGATCAAGCATCATCTTTCTTATTCCATCATGTAATCTTTTATGATGAAATGGAACATGATTACATCCCATTAGTATATGCATTCCTTCTTGATCTGCAATATCCGGTGCTATGTTTGTACTTAATGCTACCTTAGGAGCTTTTTTAATTGGAGTAAAAACCATGGCCTCTACTCTTTGTATATTCTCTCTAAAGTCTTCTGTAATTACATCAAGGTTTCTTATTTTCTTAAGTGATTTCTTGACTGCCTTCTTGCAGCTTCTAATGTCATCTGTATGAAATGCCATCCCATATTTTTTTGCCAGTGCAGCTTGGATTGTTACATTTCCTTTTTTGAGGTATCCTCTTTTGCTCAGTAAAAAGTCTTTAATAATTTTATCTTCCATGTAACAAATATATAAAAATTAAATAGAGAAGTCAAGTAGGCATATCACAAACAAGTGATACACCTTTATTAATTACAATTTAAACTAGCATGAAGCCTAGTCATTTCTGAAGAGTTTATCTCTGCTCCAAGTTCAGTATTCTTTACAGTACACACTACTTGTGACTCAGTAGTATTTTGTTGACCAGCAAATGATTGAAAGCCAGTGATAGATATAATGTATTCTCTGTTTCCAGTAAGTGTTTCTCCATTCACAAAAGGATCATTATCTGCTCTTGTCACAGTGCAAAATGCATCTGACAAATCAAACTCAACCCACAATGATGAGGTACAAACAACTTGAAGACTCCATACTCCTTCGCATACAGACACAGTACTTATTACCGTATCTATATCACCATGCTGTCCAGTTCCTACTATATATTCTTCTCCAATAAACAATGTCATTACTCCCATATTATTCTGTAAATTCTCCAGATCCTACATCAGATACTGCAAAGTTAAAAGTTAAAGTTTGAACTGTAGTGGTGGCCAGGTTAGGCACGTATACCAAATAACCTAAGTCAACTTCATTGGCTTTTATTATCTGGTTAACTATTACGTTAGAACCATTAAACTGAAGAGATCCATTTGAAGGGATGCTTAATATCTTTACAGCTTGTGGTAAATCACCTTCCGGGTCAGTGTAAGCTGGCGTAGTATTACTTGTAAAATCTGCTAAGCTAAACACGTGTGACTCTGAGTAATTTTTTGCTATAGTATTGTCTCCAACAAGAGATGGCTTTTCATTAGCCACTCCTATTACAGCCATTGCTACAGTACCTGAATTTAATCCACTAAGTGAATTAGATCCCGTATCAGCAGCATCAAAGTTCCAAGTACTAGTATAGCTTTCAACACCTGTGGCTATGTATACAAAATTTCCTGATGTGATAACTCCTACTTGAATAAGAGTTCCAACAGTAACTGCTTGAGATATAATACCCTGTACAGCTAAAGTTCCTGTGTCTGGTAGACTTAATATTTTTATGTATGCTAATGGATCATTTTCAGGGTCAGAATAAGCAGGAGATGTCTCTGTTGTAAAATTAGCAACAGTAAATACATGAGTTTGTACAGAGCTCATTCCTATTGAAACTGATCCTATTGCGGTGGGCCTACCATTTTGAAGCCCACCATTAGTTAGTGTATATAACATTATTTTATTTGTTTTAAATTAACTTACCCATATCATAGAGCCAGTGTCTCTTACACTTGCCTCAAACGTGTCTGTTGATATTTCATTCTGATCTGCTGCAACGTGATAAAAAGCACCTGCAGCTATTTCTGCATTGGTTATAACTTGTCCTACAGTTACTTCAGCATCAAAGAAATAATAAACTCCAGTGTTAGCGTCTGACACCTCATCAATACGAATTGCATCAAGATCATTTCCTTCTGGATCAAAGTATGGTGCTATTGCATTAACTGTAAAATCAGCTACTGTAAATACTGTTGTAGCTCTGTTGTCTGAATACTGTGCTCTATCTCCCACTGTTGCTGGTTCATTTGTTACTCCTAATGCGTCTACATTGACTGTTACTGTTGCTATGTTAGATTCAAGTGGAAGTTGTGTGTTGTCATCAAATGCTGAAAATGTAAACGTAGTTACATATGCATCATCCACTCCTGATATTCCATCTGGATATCTTTCAAATATTAAGAAAGCAGAAATAGGCAATATAGTATTTAAAGTTACTATCTCATTACCATAATATAATCCTCCGTTAGCAGGAAGTGTTTTTATTACAAAGCCTGATGGAGAACCACCAGCATCATCTACATAATTTTCATACAACACTACATCTGCAAATCCAAACGCAGTTATTCCTTCAAGAAGAGTTATTGATATATCTCCAAGTGTAGGAGGCTGATTAGGGCTTCCTGCACCTATCACTACTTCTCCTGTTCCGCTTAAAGGCACATTGTAAGCAGGAAGTGCTTGATACTCCATGCATATTAAATGATCAGTGGTCTGTAGTGTTGAAACCATAGAGTTAAGGCGTTGTAGCTGCTTATATGTTGTACAATAACTTGCATACTTATATATTAACTTAAGTAAAGTTATTCCTTCTATTTGTGCATCACCATAATACTCTAACCTTTTAGAAGCATTAGATACTGATGTGACAAATATTCTCGCATCTTTTTCTTTCATCTTAAGGTGTTTCTGTAAGTAAGCAATCTATAACACCTACTGATACAATATTTCCTGCCGTTGAAACCAATGGCTCTATATCATTACAAGTGTCACAATCAGATGTGTCTACTGTGATTATTAATTTTTTTAGATTGTCAATAGCATCTTGGAATCTTCCAAGTACTAATGACTGTTTAGTTGCTTCCAAGTACATGTCAAATAAGATTGCATTCTGAAAGTTGCCATTACAGTTTAAGCAAGACAAGTCAATGTTTGCAATAAGCTTAGCTTGAATTATATAGTATTGTGTTAGATTAAATGTAGCTACAACAATAGCCTCTTCGTCATCTGTTTCTATTTGTAGAAAATAAATACCACTAAAAGATGAAACACCTGCTTGTGCTGCTGTAATTTCAATACTCTCAACATTGCTAGCACCAGAAATTAAAGATGTTAGACTTACCGCAGTAGCTGGGTTCTTGTAGGTATCCTGATCCCATAGTAGTAAATTATCTACAACTTGGCCAGCAGTTACTTCTACGTCAAGCTGTATAGTACTAAGGTCATTAGAGACCATAAATGTATTTACTGTTATTGACATAATGTTTTTTTTGTTATAATGAATAAAAAAAAGGGACTGGGAAAATTAAATTCCAGTCCCTTTGGTAATTTTAGTTTAGTTTAGACTACTATGCTTCTGCTAGTGCGTCTACTGAACCTGCTCCTAATATAGTATTAAGATCTGCAATTACAGTGTTTAAAGCTGCATTACCTGCTAAGTTAGTGAATGGTGCAACGATAGTTAAACCTTTCTTAGACTTCTTAGCTTCATCTCTACCTTCATCAAAATAAACAATCTCAATGATGTTGTAAGTTCCAGCTGCGTTAGAAACTAGGTCTGGCCCAACTAGGTTGAACGGGTAACCATTAGTTCTGTAAGCATCTCCTCTTTCACCAAGAAGGAAGTATTCCATCTCAACAATTTGGAATCCTGTTCCTACACCTGCAAATGCTGGAGTAGTAACTGCTACAGTTGGATAAGTTTCACATTTGATATCTACTTCAAAAGCATCGTATACACGAGTCTTTTTGTTTCCATCAAATCCTGCTGATTGAGCTTTACCTGTAACTACTAAAGCTGCTGCAGCTCCAGTTCCAGTTTTGCTAAATGCAAATGCAGGGTTGCTTGTTGCTGTTGCTCCAATCTCACGAGAAAAGTTACGATTCAAAGATGCAATTAAACCATCAACGATAGCTTCTTGATCATCACCTGCAACTGCTTTGTAAAAAGCTTGCTTTAGGTAAGTGTCTTCTGGAGACAAAGAACCATGTCCTACTATCTCGATAGATACAGTATAAAGACTGTTAACGTCTACTGTTAAAGCAGAAATTGTTACAGCTTTGTCTGTTGCAGCTTGGTAAGCTACTGATGCTACATGAGTTACATTATCTGGCTTAATGGTATCACTAGAGATAATGTTTCCTAGTGCATCCTTTTGGTACATTTTAAAAGCTTTTCCAGCTGCTACTGCTTCACCTGTTGCTCCTAAAAGTTGCAAGCTATTTACAGCTTCAGCTTTTAATAAAGCTACAGTTGCTACGTCTACTGGAGCACCTACGTACATGTGTCTAACCTGATTTTGACCGGCTAATCCCATAATAAAAATTGTGTTTAATTAATATAAATTGTTTTTGATACAATCGTTTATGTAAATATAAGGTGGACGTATCAAACCTCCTAATATTTTTTAATTTATTATACTCTTGCGTCTAATGACATTCTAGACTGTAAAGTTCCGTCTCTATAATCTAGAACTGCATTTTCTACAGCAATGTTAATTATCTCTCTTTGAGCTGCCTCATTTAACTGACATGCAGCTTGTGCTACCTTACCATTAATTGACAATCCAAGTCCAGCAGTATCCTCAGCTGTACTTAAGTTTTCCACTATGATAGGAAAAGGATAAGCAATATATCGGACATTGTATTCCTTAATAGCCACTGTTGCTACTAATTCTACAGTAGTCTTAGAGTTTTCTTTAGAAAGATCTACACGCCATACTTTATTATTGTTTGGCTTTCTAAATGGATTTCTATAGTTAATCATAAACTCATCATGAGTTGTTGGCAATACAGGTATTACTCTGTTTGAGTAATTAAACTCTTCATTACTACCTCGTTTAACATCTATCCTTACTGTCTCTAAAACAATATACATTGGAGTTCTAACCTCAGCAGCTTGAATACCACCACCTGCACCTATCTCATAAAATACCGACTCATCAACTAATCCTCTAGCAGACGCAACCGGAAGTGTTACCTTCTCGTTTACAACCAACTCATTTAATGATCTACGAGCTCTCTCGTGAAGTTCAAAAGAATTAGCAGGATCTTTTGACGCATCATACATAAGCTTTACAAATTGCTCTTGTGCAATAGTTAAGTAAGAACTTATTTCAAAAGTGTCTAAACCAGGTGCACCTTCCAGTGCATTGTTATATCTTAAATTAAACTCTTCTTTTGTTTCTGATGCAGTCATTGTCTATATCCTACTTTAAGTTATGCTTAAGCTTTGCTTGCAATGCTAACCTCATTTCTTGTCCTAAATTAGATGCTAAAAATTCAGCAGCAGTTTGTAGGATTGGAGCATCTCCATCAGAAATAGGCTCATCATCTAAAGTATAAAACTTCTTCTCTACTTTATTAATTGCTCCAAATTCGTAACAAGATTCTAACAACACTTTCATTTTTAGAAAATCATCACCCATAATAGAACAAAGTAAACTTGGGTTCTTCTCAAGTTCTTTATGTAATTCAGACTGCAAGAAATCTAGCTTATGAGATCTGTTAGTATTTCTACCAAGGTTTCTTAAAGTGTATCTTAATATTTCTTTGTCTTCTTCATACTTTACATACAACTTGTATGCTTGTACTTTGTTTCCAACTTTATCAATTTCTTTAGCCATTTGCTCAGAAGCTGATGTTAGTACAAATTTGTTAGTAGCCCTGTGCTTAATCTCATCAAGAGTGTTTGCAACTACTGGACATGCTAATAACACTTTGTACTTGATGTAATCATAAGGATCAGACAAGTCTAATCTTAATTCATCTTTACCTAAGTATATAGGAAGAATACCCATGCTATATGCATCTCCTCCAGTTTTCCAGAATGGCCCGTATATTGATAAGTCAACCCCATTCAATACGTGCTCTAATCCTTCTTTCTCTACATTGGTAAGAAGATTTTTCATCTTCCCATTATCCATTGTTGGTGCTGGTATTGCTACCTCTGCTCCATTCAATAAGCCTCCGTATGCTACGTGCTTAATATCTTTAATTCCATTTGTCTCATTTGGAATATGCTTTACTGATACTATCCTATCTTCTAAGAAATCAGTTCTTATTTGTTTTGCAGATTCATTTGAAGCTGCACTTTTTTTAGCTGTTGCCATGTTATCTTATTTATGATTCTTCCTTCCTTATGTTTGGGAGTGTTTACAGATCTCCCAACTGTTACTTTAAAATAATTACCCTCATCGAACAAACGAGGGTAATTAAGTCTTTATCAATTACGCTAATACGTAAGGGATGATTGAAGCGGTACGACTTGGGTCATAAACCACAACTCCTAACTGACACCATTTGGTGATAGTTCCACTGTCCTCTAAAGTTCCCATGTTCTCGTTGTTTACAGCTCCTGTAAAAGGATTTCTGAAACCATACTGATATCCACGGTACTCTTCCTTACCTTTAACTTGTACTTTTTGGATGTTTGGATCTTCCATAGTACCCATGTAAAAGATATCAAATCTGTAAGATTCAGCTACACCATTAGATCCAGGGATCTTGATTGTGTTACGAATTTTATCATCATAGAAATCATCTACTTCTAACTTAACAGTTACACCGTTTGGAGCCATATACTCTACGAACTGGAATCCAGCAGCCATTGCGTTACTATGTAACTCAGAGCTAGTGCTTTTTACAGTTGCAGGGTTAGTTCCTGGAGTACTCATGTTAGCTGACCATCCTGAAGTTGTCTGTAAGACAGCTTTGTGGAATTCTGCAGCTCCTCTTTCTCCTGTACGAAGAATGAAAACACGTTGGTTGAATCCTAACTTACCTTCTGATAATCCGAAAAGGATTTCTTCTAATAACTCAATTGAGAAATCATTGTAGAAGTAAGTGTTAGATTGCTCCATTTGCTCACGGATACCTGATCCAATTTTGATACTACGTCCAGAAACATCTTTGTTATGGTACTGACCATCAGAAGTTCTGTTTGTCTTACCATACATAAGGAATTTGTTTTTGTAAAGAGAAAATTCTTGCTCTACTAACCAATCCTCGTATAATGATAATGCACCAAATACTTTTTTGTTACCAGCCTTGTCAATAACAGGAAGACCCATTACAACTTGCTTGTTTGTAGCATCACCTGGAAGTTTGTGGTCAATACGAATAGTAGTTAACTCACCTCTCATAGCGACAGGAGTAACTCTACGAATTCCACCTACTTCACGAGATAAACCTTTACCTACAGGAGCGAACTCTTCAGTAAATCTTTTTCCAGCTACCAATTCAGAACCAGGGATACCTGAACGATCTGAACCTGCAATTTCTGCAGTATGAACCCACTGACTTCCTGATGGATAACCATCATCTAATAGTCTAATTGGATACACTTCATTTTTTTCACCAACAATCAATTCACCTTTGAAGAACCACTGCTCGTCAAATGTTAATTCAAATTCTTGGCCACCTTCTCCAATGTTGTTGTCACTACCTGTAACAGTTGCACCTTTGAAAGAAGCTTCCACTAATGGAATGTTTCTACGAGAAGAGCCTATAAGCTCCCAATAGAACTCATTGTCATTCTCTACTTGCTTAGTCTCAAATTTAGCTAGCATGTTCTCTAGAGATTTACCTCTATTGATTGCTAACAATTTGATCATAGCATCATTAATCTTTGTTGGAGATGTTTTCCAGATAGCACCTAATGTGTTTTCAGGATTAATCATACCAGCAAACGCTTTTGCGTCAGTTACTTGGAACCGTCCTAATTGCATAATTTAATTGTTTTTAAAAAGTTGTTTACTCTATTGTTAAATCCTTAAGATCTGATAATTTAAAGTTAGAATTTCCATCAGCTACATTAGTATCTACTGAACCTTCTTGCGTAAAATTAGCACCTCTTAATAAATTTTCTATGTTATTAGTAATCTTACTTTCTGCTTTGTTTCCAAATATAGAAAAGTCTTTTAGACCACCAGTTAAGTAAAATAAAGCTTCGAGTTTAATTCTAGATCCAATTGGATCAGCTTTTTGGGCAACCATAAATGCGTTGTCCTTATTACCTAAGTCAGTAGTAATCTGATTGTATAACTCATCCTTTTGAGAATCAGTTAATTCAATACCAGGAATTACTTCTGATGTTTTAGCAATATAATCTTTAATGTTATTTAGGCTTTCTTTTTCTCCAGCCTTTGCATTATCAATTATAATTTTTAAAGAAGCCTCTTCTGATTTAATAAGACTCTCTAATGCAAATTCTGCATCTTCAATATCTGTACCAGCATCAATACTTCTTTGAGCCATTGCTTCAGCTCTTTCAGCACCATATCCTTTTTCAATGAAATCTTGAACAATTGCAGTCTTTCTAAACTGAATGTTATTGTCATCTCTAATAAACTCAGGAGTAACCTGCTTAAGTTTATCTATGGTGTCTACTTTTTGAGAAACCTCTGTTATTGGTGCTCCAGCTTTCTGTGCATCTTCAATAACTTTCTGTCGTTCTGTTAGTCTAGAATCGACTGATTTCTTAATTGCTTCTTCTATGTCTTTCATAGACTTTATAGAAGAAACATCATCAAGCTCAGGTAAAATACCTTTGGCTTTGAATTCGGCAGCTAAGTTTGAATAAAGCTGTTCAGTCTCATTCAGTTTAGGAGAGGAAGAATCGCTGCCTTCTTTTCCATTAGGTGTTTTACCTGCCTGAACTTGATTTTTGTCTTTACTCTGATCAGCTACGCTCTCTAGGTTTGGATCCACTGGATCATCACCTTCACCATCAGTGTTTGTATCGTTTGTTACATTAGCTACTGCAGCATCTGCAACTGTTGTTGACGGAGGAGTAGTCCCGTCTGCTTTTGGTTCTTGCACTCCTGTTGACTCATCAAATAACTGAAGAGTGTCCGTGTCAAAATTCAAATCTCCTAAATTTAATTCTTCCATTGAAATATTTTTATATTATTCTCCTTCAACAAAAGTATAACATAATGTAAGTCAACGCTATTATATGTTATAGCTAAAATATTTAATAAGCTAATTACACTTGGTAGTCTCTAAAACAATTATTCTATTTTCTAATTCATTTATTTGACCAGACATTTGTGATATTACTTTAATTTTTTTGCCTAATCTATCTTCTACAGTTCTTAAGCTTTGAATTTCAGAATACATTATTCCACAAGAAAAAACAAAAGTGACAACAAATATTATATTGTCTTTAAGAAAGGTTTCTAACCTACTCATTCTGATTTCTTAAGAGTCTTCATTACTTTTTCAATACCTCTTGAGCCAAAATAAAATATAGTCATAGTTCCAAATAAGGATTGTATCACAGGTACGTATGCTTTATCTATTGTAAAAGCTCCTAAGTTACCATCTAGTAATACTACAGACATAAATAAAACAAACATAGCTGCATAGCTTACAGGTCTAATCATTCTAGTAATAGCGTGCTCACTATCTATCTGTAAACGCTTGGTAACCTCAACCATCTCAATCATATCATTCTCCATTTCTTGAAGAAGAATACTTTTGTCTGGTTCACTAAGGCTCTTGTCACCTCTTATGGCCGTTCCTAATGAGTTTAATTGTTTAATACCCGTAAGACTTCCAGCAAGATCTAATAGTTCAGGAGCTACTTCTTTACCTTGCTTAACAAGGAATCTAAGTGCATTACCTACATTAGTGCCAGAGCCTCCATTTTTTTTTAACTTTGGGTTATCATTATTTTGACTCATCTTTAAATTCATTTATGATACATAGTTCAAATTCATCTGGCAATAATTCATTAAGCTTTGCCATAGTTTTTTTACTACTTGTAACGTCTTTTAATCCATCTCCATTTATATCTATAAGATCTTTTCCTGGAAGTAGACATCCTCTTGTATCAGTGTTATAATTTCCGTGATGTATAAGTATGTAGCTTCTTTCTTCAACGTCTAATACGTGAAAGTGATCACCATACTTTGGGGAATTTCTTTTTACACAAGTATAAGATCCTTGTGGAATTCTTGATATGCTAGTCTTATTGTCTTTATCTGGTAGCTCTAGTATGTATCCTTCAAGCACTTCTAGTTCACAATCGTCAAGCACAAAGAACTTAGCTAATGTTTGAAACTCATCTTCTGAGAATCTTGATATTTCTAGTCTATTTTTCATCTTGTCCCCTTCTTCTCCTAGGTGCGAATGCAGACTTAAATGCTCTTGGTAAGAATCCAAGAATCTTTTTAAATAAATTGTTTCCACTAACAGCTTCCATGTTTTCATAAATGCTGTACACTTCAACTAAGCAGGCAACTGTTACTGCTAGTTCTGCTATTGAGTAATCATTTCCTAGCATCTGTATACTAGAGCTTCCTAGAACCATTGTATCTAAGATTGTGAAAGCTATAATTCCTGTTATATATTCAACTGCTTTAGTCCAAGTCCTGCGAAGTTCTTTTGACTTTATTACTTTCCAGAATTCTTTTTTAAATGGTTGAAATAAAACACCTTCTGTATAATGTGATTTTCTTATTCCAGTTAAAAGGTCAATTATTATAATTATAAATAATGCGAATAAAATTGTTTTCATGCTTAATATCATTATTAGGACGGGACTCAAAGACAGCAGAAGACTTTTGCCTACTGTCATTTCTTTAAAAAAAAGCATTGTTGATTTCATGATATTAAGTGTGTACGTCTATACAAATATATGTAAGAATGGATTAGTTTTTATTTATTTATTATAGCTAAAATAGATTTTGGAAAAGTAGGAAAAAACTACCAAGAAGTTGCCAAGGTTACTTTGCTCCAGGAATTTGTAGCACTGCATACATATATACCTGTTGCATTTATTCTTATCTCCCCTAAAACTCCTGTTGCATTTCTAGCAAGAGGAACTATTTGCATTGCTGTTAAGTTATATTGTGAAGTTGATATTTCTCCTGATACAGTAAGTGTTGTTGTTGTTGAATTATATGTAAGATCTGAGTCTCCTTCTAATGTACCTGCAGTACTCCAAATTCCCAATTGTTTTGCAACTGGTGTCCCAACAGCTTCTAAAAATGTATCTGTAGGATTACCTACAAAATTTAACTTACCATCTCCATCACTGTATGTTACAGAGATGTTAGTTTCTACATTTCCATTAACCATAGCACCAACTATGTCTTGTATTTCTTCCGCAGTAGTTAATGGTGTTATTGCTTGTGTTGATCCATCAGCTTTTAAAAACTGACCAGATGTTCCTCCATCTACAATAAATTTATCTGCATTAAATATTTTTGCTCCCATAGCTTTATTTTATAAAGTCCAATCATTTTTAACAATGATAACCCACTCATACGTACTTCCATCTGTTTGCATACACATTTCCATATACGAAATGCTATTAAGAACTCTATATCTTATAGTTCCTACTTTTGTATCTAAAGCAGTAGTAGCCGGGTCATTAGCTACTTTAACTCCTCCATTAACATCTAGTGCTGATTTTGGATTTGTCACTCCTACTCCTACACCATCAGGTTTTACCACAAACCTTTCAGTTCCATCTAATTCAAGTGTTATCTCGCTTGCTGTCTCTGTATCAGTTGGATCTAATCTAATTGTAAATCTACTTGAAGTTTTTACAAACTCAGCATAACTTGCTGTATCAGTATCTTCCATCCTAAATATAGGAGCAGCATTTTTTAAGTGAAGAGCTTTTTGTGGAACAAAGTCTCCACCAATTCCTAACCTATCAGTTATTATAGCTCTACCTGTTACGTGTAATTCTTCAGAAGGATTTGTTTCATTTATACCTACATGGCCAACACTATCAATAGTCACTCTAGCA